ATGTCCGTCTTGCAGGAGTGTAATATAAACGTGCAGATAGTGTAACATCAAAAGAAGCAGAACCACTATGTTTAAATACTAATACTTTATCACCTTCATGTAAAAACAAAGGACCACTTGAAATGTAATGTTCGTGAGAGTTTCCAGGTATAGATTCGTTTCCTACAAAAAACTGAAAAGTGCTGTCATCTGCATGAAATATTTGTATTCCTATGTTAGCAGTAGATGAACTTTCATTAGCTACCATAAGTAAAACTATTTCAGCTTCATGGCTGGCAGGACACGTAAATAAAGTGTTAGCATTGTTAGGACTGCCAGAGGTACTAGCAGACGTAGCTGTTACGTCTAAAAACTCAGATGCAGTCCTAAAATTAATGCCAGCCATTATAAAATTCCAGATGAGTTTAAGGGGCCACCCTAAAGCAGCCCCCTAAGTTTATTTATGCGAGGTAGTCACGAGAGACTTCATCAGCACCTTTGTCGGAACCAATGGAATCAACATCCATCAGCATTGCCCAAACACGTACTTTACCTGCTGTAGAAACAGTTGTCGCAGCTTGAATTAGAACATCAATAGTGTCTGATGATGTAACCAAGATAGGACATGCAGTGTTTGCTAAGGTTGCATAGTCACCTGCAGAAGCAGAATCAAATGCAAAACCGTCGACAAATGCATCAACGTCACCGCCTGTAATACCGAGGTCAAGAACCGTACCAGTACCACCTGAAGGTGTTGTTGTACATTCCATACCTGCAGCCATTACCATTGTGTTTGCACCAACAGTAATTGCTTCAATGATGTCTGCGGCAGCTAGGGCAGAACCCTTAGCAGTTGCTGCTGCAGCCAAGTCGATTTCTTTTTCGACCAGATATGGTTTGTTAGATGGATTACCACGTCCACCAGCCGCTTTAGAGAGAGTTGTTACAGTAGCCATAATTTATACCTCCCTTACGCTGCGTTATACTTGGCAGTAACGATTGCTTCTGGACGAAGAATCTTACGACCGTATAGGTGCATACCACGAACAATGTCAGCGAAGCTGTCAGGGTCACGATATGTTTCCGTTTTACTGATTTGCTCTGCAGTTGCAACAGCAGAATCATGACCAGCAACAATAACGCCGTAGTTACTGTTTTGGTTTGCAGAGCCAGTTGTACCTGGTCCTGTACCTACAGATGGCAAGTTGCTAGATGAGTATACACGGAAGCCGTGGAAGTTTGCAACAGTCAGACCATTGCGAAGTCCACCTGATTCACCGAAGTCTGCATTGAAGAAACGTGAGTCTTCGTCAGCAAGAAGTTCCATGAATACTGGGTCAACTACAAGCCAACGACCAGACTTGTCTACTTGTTGTTGGTCAAGCAAACGAGCCATACGAGCAACAACCATTGCTGGTGAAGCTGTAGCAGTTGGAAGAGCAGTTGCACCTGGCAAACGTGCTGCGAGTGGGATGGAGTGATCACCAGCAGAAGATGTAGTGATGTTTCCAAAGTCACCCTTTTTCAGTTTCATGCTTGAAAGCAATTCATCTGAACCAGCAGTTGAAACAGCTTTAGTACCATTTACGGTAGTGTTTACTGAGTCTGCTGCTGAGTGCAATGCTGATTGTGCGTAACCAGACAGGTAGCCAAGAACTTCTTGGTCATGTTGGTCAGCCAAACGATAAGCTGCACGATTGGTTGCAAGATCCATAAAGTTGACATGTGAGTGAGCTTCCTCGATGTCATCAATCTTAAAGGCGTAGTAGTTTGCCTTGTCGATAACAAGAGAAAAGTCCTCATCGTCAAGATCTTGTGCAGAAACCTGCGTTCCACGAGCATATGCGCTCACTGAAATTTCAGGTTCTTTAATAATTTTGACTGTATCACCTTGAGCGGCAATCTCGCCAAAATAATCTGAGTTAGTGATGTCACCAACTACGGTACTCTTACGAAATGCAAGCTGTACCTTTTTGGAATAGATTACGGAACTAAAGTTACCGTTAGGTAAGTTACCGTAACCCGATGCTGAAGTAAAAGCCATGATAAAATCCTCCATGATATTTGGCTTCGGGTTACAAAGCTAAACACCTACAAGAGGCTGTTACATTTTCTAGGGTGCAGTTAGTATCCAGTTGCGCTACCGAATAATTACTGGGCCTATACTTGAACAGGTAGTTCTTATTAGTTTAGACTTTTGTTATGTTTGGGAAAATTAATAGTATAAAGAGGTAGTCCAAAAGGAGGCTCTTAAAACTATACGTGCTTAGTTATATGTACACAAAAATGTTTGTCAACACTTATCGTGCACCAGCACTAAGATCATACACGAATTTCCCTGTTCGCATAGCCTTAGTGATTTCTTGCTCACGGGCTTCAAACTCTTTAGCTGACATTTTAGCGACATCTGATTCTTTAATCATTGAGCCACCTTCTGTTGGGTCAACTTTAGTTCTTGAACCTTTACCAATAGACTTAGCTGCGTCTTTAGTTTTAGCTCGTCTAGCCTGTGGTGTTTCTCCGTTGTCAATCTTGTATAGATCAATAACACGGATAACAGAATCTGGATCGTCCATGTTTTCGTACAGAGCGTCACGAACCCATCGAGGTTGATTTTCTGCCCACTGATGGAATCCATCTGAATCTCTTAGTTTATCAAAATCGGAATGAGCCTCTCTGATAGTGGCTTCTGCTGACTTACGTTCTGTCTCATACTGTAATTCATCTAGCTGCGCCAAACGGTCCTCAGCTTTTTTAAACATCTCTTGAGCTTTCTTAGCGGCTATAGTCTCTACTATACCAGCAACGTCAGGGTATTGTCTTGCCCATTCCTCAATGTCTTCGTCTGACTTAGGGGGAATAATAGATTCTTTATGCATCCTGTTTTCGAATGCCTTAAACTTTTCTTCCCACTCTTTTTCTTTTTGTTGCATGTGACGACGAAGATCACCATAACGTTTCTTAAAAGACTTTTCTTCAGCACTTAGGTTAGAGTCATCTTCTTGTGCTTCAACTTCAGAGTTGGTTTCTTCTTGTTGGGAATTACCCGTAGCCTGTACTTCGGTTGCCTCAGATCCTTCGCCATAGGATTCTTCTTCGAAGGTTTCACCTCTAGCCTCCGCTTCTAACTTAGCAATTTCTTTTTCTTCTTCCTCTAAACGTTTTCTTTTACGATCATAGTTATAACCTCGATCTACAAAACCTTTAGTCTTAACTGATTCTACTTGTGTTAGTTCAGGCATAGTTATCTCCTTATGTTGGGGCCAGCAGTAGCTGGGTAGCCTTATACTTATTTGGATTGTCTAACTTGTTTATCGTGCACCTAGACCAGCACGTTTCATTTGATTTTCTAGAGGAAGAGGTAATTGTTCTTGTGGTAGTTCTTCTTGCATAGTTACTGCTTCGCTAACACCTATTAGCTCTGGGAGAATCTTACTAAAAACTTGAGCGGCAGGAGTACCAGAAAAATCCTGAAGAATTTGTTTTTCTTCGTCTGGTAACTGTCTGACTCTATCCATAACAGTTCTTTTATAAGTTGAGATAGTGTCTTCTTTTATTCCTACTTCTGGACTTTCTACATTTTCCATTATAGCCAATCTTTCTTTAATTTATTAACCATTGCTTTGTAAGTTTTGTAAGCGTCATCAAGAAGGTTATTATCTATAAACTCAACTGACTTATCTATCTGAGTTCCAATCCAATTCCAGTCTTTATGATCTTCTGGTATAGATGCAACAATCTGTGGAGCTACGTGGTAGTATTCCTCAACATCAGACGGAATAGCAGCCATATATGTATCTCTAAAGTTTCTGAGTTTAGTTAGTGTTGGGCCATCGTCTGCCTCACCTCTGCGATCAACAATAGCTGTTGTCAGGAAGCAACCACCTCCAGAACTTCCTGCGCTACCGCCTTTATCAGCATCTCCGGGGCCATCATATGAACCACCTGTAGGTGTAGTCTTTTTACCTAAGAAATCTTTGACGTACTCATTTCCACTAGAATCAACAAAGACAGTTTTACCTTCATCATTCTTAACAACCTTACCACTGCTATCAGCTTTTACACCTTGTACCTGACCAGCACCTGCAATATTTCCTGTTGCTATGCCACCTACAGTACTTCCTGTATAACCTCTGTTTTCTGAATCTCTAATTGCTCTTTCTCTATCTCCAGAAGGATCATTCTTTATTAACTCAGCCTTTGCTGCTTTTGCTGCTTTAGCTGCTTCTACTCCGCTAACAGATTCTGTTTTTGCTGCTGGTGAAATTCCATCAGGTCTTGTTCTAGGTCTTAAAGAAGTATCAACTGCGCCAGACTCTCTTCGGATAATTCCGTCTTCACCTATCGTAGCTCCTTTGTAGCCAGGGCTTGTTTCCAGTAAGTATTCGTTTACATTCTTTTTACCTGCTTCGGTAAGCTCATCATAAAAGATCGCTGACTCTTCTGGTCCTTCCATAGATAGTGCGGCTTGTCTTGCATTATTAAATCTAGCAGTACCTGGGGCAGCAATTTCATCAAGAAAATCTACAGCACCGCCAGCCGCTTTTACAAAGTTATTAATATCTGTTTCAATCTTTTTAGCTTCTTCTTCTTTACCTAAAAACTCAGCCATAAGTTTATTAGCTTGAGCTTTAGAAACTGCTTTAAGCTGACTTGTTGTATTGATTATACCAAGGCCCAAACCAATAGGAGTTGATACTAATCCTGCAACAACACCAGCAGCTTTAGGGATTTTAATTGCGTCATCCAAAGCTTTCCTAGCTGCACCATAGGTATCCTTTACATCAACACCACTATCTTTATATGCTTCAGAAAGACCTTCAGGTGTAGTCATATCAAATCTTTTAACAGAAACTTCTGGAACGTCTCGTTTATCTTTACCAGAGTCTTTGGGGGCAGTTTCAGCAACTGTTTCGGGTAGGGTATCCTCTGCACTTGGGCCATACAGACTTTCTCTGTTTTCTGGTGTATCTTCTACAAAGTCATTAAAGTCATCTGGTACAGAACTAATAGGTCTTCCATTTAGCATCAAAACAGATATACGTCTTCCATCTTTGTGTATGTAGAAAACTGTTTTCATACCAGTCTGAGTATCTGGCTCTGTAGGGGTAGGTGTAGGTGTTGGACTTACTATTGGTACACTTGTTGTTGGAAAGTCTGTAGGTGCTTTATTTAAACCGTAAATATTAGGATCAGTGATGTTTACTGGTTGCAATAGTGGGGTGCTTTGAACTGGCGTAGGAACACTGGGAGAATTTCCAATAGGGTTGCCGAAAGCATCTTTTTGCCCAACATCACCACCGTCTGACATACCTCTGACTGTACCCCCTTCAGACATTGTCATAACTTCTTGTAAGAGAGCCATTTCATCTTCTGTGAGATCATCGTCATCTTCTCGTACAGGCTCACCACCAATACGACCCTCAGCTTCCATTTGAGCAAAATCTTCTTTGGCT